TTTTACTTGCTTCCCTGAACTTTTCAGGCTTCTTTTTTTGATAAGTTCTCATTGACTTCTTCGCTGTTTCTCGTCTCGCTGTATCTCGCTGAATAAGTTTTATTAGTTCTTCTTGTGTGATTTGAATCATTATAGATAGTTGATTAGTAGATGCCTTTACCTATTCCGTGAGTATCATTCAATTTTGTATTAGATACTAATCAGCATATGAATACCCTTAATACAAGAATAATACACTGCACCAAACATCATACTTTTTAATAACAATCCATAAAAATTAAAATTACCATCTTCCTTGTAAATAGCCAAAAAAGACAATTTCTTGAACAAATAGGTATGTATAATCGGCATTTGGAAAATAAAATAAAGTAGTCCAATCAGGATTGGAACTTGGAGTTCGCTCATAATGGTATCCCATAATCTCTCTTGGTCTTTACTTTTTTCATAGTCATCATACTTCTTCTTGGTAAATTCGTTATGTTCATTGACATAATCTTCAAAATGAACTTTCTTTTTAATGTAATTTGGAGTAGCTTCTTCGTCTTGGGTAATCGAAGATTGATTCATGGGAATGTCTCGCGAAGGTAATCGCTGATGGGCCATGGTTTGTAACTCCAACATTTGTTCTTCTGTCATATATTGTGTTTGAGGAGGAGCAGGACGCATTTTAGTTTCATCCACCATATTATTTACAAACGGTTCGTGTGAAGAAGAAGGCGGAGGAGCAAGATTGGATTGGTCATTCTGTATTCCATATGGATTAGGATGCACATTGATGGGCACATAATTATTAGGCTGTTCAATAGTATTCTTTTTATCATTACTATTTGGTGCAGGTAAATCAGCAATACGAGTGATGCTAGAATCCATAAAAACTATATTATAACCTAAAGTTTTTATGCGGTATTTTGAAACGCAATATCTGTAAACTGTTCGAAAGAAGATTGACTTGTAAAAGGAACTACTTTTTTTGTTTTATTACAATCGACGCGTTTTGATTTATAAGTATAACATTTATTGCCTTGTTGAAACACTTTTCCTTCCACTTCATCTAAGATGGGACCTTCAAATTTTAAACATTTGTCTCCGTCGCATGCTTCTCTAAATATACTAGCTAAACCTAGACCCAATAAGATAGAAATTAATGTTTTACCTGTTTCTGTATTCAACAATCGTTTAAAATTCATTATATAATAAGAGTGTATATTATCTAATCACAAATTATTACAAACTAATATTGTGGTGGGATTTGATTAATTTCAGATTTGTCTGTAGGACACTGTATTTCTGTTTGTTCATAACTATAACAACCATTGGTTTTATCTTTGAATTGTAAAATATCAATGTTTTCAGGACTGGGATAGACCAAAATATTTCGGGATTCGGAAGATAGCAAATAGACCCCTAAAAATCCAATCACTAAACTAACAAGAAATACTGGAATATTGATATACTTGCTTAACATTATATACATTCCGCATATAATTTTATTATGCTGTTGTTTTCTTCTTCTTTTTCTTATTCTTTTTCTTTTTAGGGGCAGATTCAGGTTCTTCTTCCAACTCCTTTAATAGGTCAGGATGAATGAATGATTTTTCTTGTGTATTACCATCATCCATCTTAAACACATATTCATTTTGGTTATCTGTTTTCTCCAAAGAAGAATATTTGGACATAAGTTCTTTCTGAATACGAATACGTTCTTTAATATCCTCTTGTTCTTTCAGTTTACTTGCTTCCATTTGTTGTTTCTTAGCCTCGTGTCTTTTATGAATTCCTTGTTTTTGGGAAAGATTTTTAGTCATGCGGTTAATAGCATTCATATCTACTTTCATGTTTTTACCCATACCACCCATGCTTTGCGCCATATTCTTTAACATATCATTCAATCCTTGCTCACCACCCATATCCTTCATTTGTCCGAGCAGTGTTTGTGCCTCTTTCATCATTTCCTCTCTTGAAATTTCACCGCTTTTCATCTTAGAATCAAGTTTGGACTGCACTTTTTTCATTAAATCCATAATTTTTTTGGGATTCTTCATTAATTTTTTCATTATATGTTGAGGATTTGCGTTTGATTGATCCTGTTCATCAAACATTTCAGTGAAATCACTCGATAATTCTTCTGCCATTTCCTTTGCAAGTTTACCTATTTTTCCATTGAATAAATTGGTTAGATGTTCTTGAATGGAACTTAGATTAGGCATAGCATCTGCAAATGAATGACGTTCTCTGTTTTCTTCTCCTTCTTCAGTTCTTTCTTCTCCTTCTTCTTTCGGTTCGTTTTGTTGTTCGAATGCGGATTCCATATTTTTGAAAAAGTCAGTCATTCCTTCCATTGTTTCTGAAAGTTTGGATTGAAGTTCTCCTTCGTCTATTCCTTCAAACAAACTACTGGCTTCCCCGAACATGGACTTGTCTTCTACATTTTCAATAACATTGAACAAAAGCAATTGTAAATACTTCCATAGAGTTTGCTTTGTTTTCTCCGAAACATCTTCACAAGTAAAGAAGATGCGGAAATCCAAGTGAGGTAGAAAGTGTGTATTTGTATTGTTTGTGAATATTTCATCATTCTGGTAAAGAATATCGAAGAAACGTTCGGGGAAAAATGTTACACAATAATCAAATACCGATTGTAAATGCTTCTCTTTGAAACTATCTTGCTTATAGAACGTAAGCAATGTGCGATATTCAGGGAAAGTAGTATCAAGATCAGAAATTAAATCAACTATAATATCATTAAAATTATCAGGAACGGGATGTTTTGTCATATGTATTACTCGATGTTATTTATTTATTCTTTTTTATAGTTAATATATTTATTGGTATACTCATCTCTTGTAATAATAACTCCAGATGGAATCGATAATTTCAATGAACAGACTTCTATAACAGGCATAAATTTAATTCCTCTCTGTAAAATTGGACGCGGAAGGTATTCATTATTACTAATACTAAGCTCTCTTTTGGTTCCGGTCTTAAACGAAGGCATATCTATTTTATATATATGATTATCTATATATAATTTACTAAATATTATAAAAATTGAAATATTTTTTTCTGTAATTACACAGTCAATCAAATCAACATAAAGTAAATAATGATGTCTACTACCGTAAAACTTTACATTCCCCGCATTGCTTCCAATACGGATGATGACTATATCAAACAAGTTTTTCAACAAGAAAAAATTGGAATTATTCATTCTATGGATACGCATACCCGTAGAAGCGAGCACAACAAGAAATACAAGTTCTCGTTTATTGAACTAACACCTTATTCTAACTATGAATTTCAATCCTTCTACAACAAACTAATGGAAACAGGAGTACATCGTATCGTATACAACAAAACCGAGAATTTGCATTGGGTAGTCAAGGCACATCTAGACCAGTCGTATCGTCCTGATAAATTGCTGGAACGACTATCTGAAGATGGTGATGTAGAAGACGAGGATGTCAAGGATTACAATCGCTATATGAATGAAATCACCAGTGAACTCTGTTATTTCAATCAGTTAGTTCATGGCAAATAAAATATAACTTCAACATATAGAGTTGTCTTATTCAATGGAAAATACACATAGCAACCATTCAACCAAATTAAAACAAAATTTTAATTCTATTTTGAAACAGCAAAATCAAATACTAGAATTGAAAGTGAAAGCACAAAACAAATTACAAGAGTCCAAAGTAGTATACAATGACTTGATCAAAAAAAATAACAAAAAGGTTCTCCTTTTTTGTTTGGATTCCTTTTTTTTCCAATATAAATCCTTTTCTATGGAGATGGAACATTTAGAAAAGTTTAGATTGCTGTTAAATAATCGCCTTTATTGTGATTATTATAAATTAAATCAATTGATTGCGGACTTTGTGACACAACATAAAGATGAATTACAATTAGAAGAAACGGAAATTAAAAGTTTCCCCACCTATAAAGAATTGGAACCCTTTCAGGAATATAAACAAGAAAATATCAAAGACATTCATAATAATATTTTATTTGTATTGGATTCTATTCATGAAAAATGTCAAGAAAAACGGATTGAACGTGATAATTATAATAGCAAGCATAAAGTGGGGTTCACCATTTCCAACTTAATAAATACATTGACCTATGAAATAACAATTTTGGAGCAACAAGTAAAGTTGTTTATTGATTATTTGGCGTTTTTCCACATTTTACAAAAAAATCAAATGAAGCGTGTTTCTGCAAAATTTAGTGAGTTTTATCGTGATATGGAAACAAACTTACAATGTTCCACTACCTTTACTATTGATGATATTCAAGACAATGAGGAAACCCTAGAATTTGACTTTGGAGAAGAACCTGAAATGAATATAAATATAAACGTATCAGAACCTGAACCAATAATTGTAAAAAAAGAACCAGTCATTGTAAAGGAGACACCAATAGTAGTGGAGAAAGTAAGTGAATCAACCGATAAGATTCCAACACCTATTATAGTAGATGTGTCAAATGTTGTGGTAGAACCTTCTACAAATGTAGAATAAATCATAAAAATTTTTGTAATTATATTATAATAAATGACCAAGAACCAAAAAAACAATAAATCAAATGAGGATGGAGATGGTGACAATAAAAGTGTAATGTCATCTGATCCTACCATGTATGTAGAGTGGTCAGAAGAAAATGAAAATATTTTAGCGGAATGGTGTGATGTAGCCCAGTGTTATAAATGGTTGAATTTACGCTCACATCAAAAATTATCTCGATTACATGCTTGGTTCACTATACCAGCAATTACTTTATCTACTATCACTGGAACAGCATCCTTCGCACAAACCAGTTTACCTGAAAATATGAGATCATTTGCACCAATGGTCATTGGAACGATTAATATCTTAATTGGTATATTAACAACGGTTCAACAATATTTAAAAGTTTCTGAATTAAATGAAGCTCATCGTGTTGCCGCCATTTCTTGGGACAAATTCGCACGAAATATTCGTATTGAATTATCAAAGAAATTAGATGAACGCACTGACGCAGGACACTTTTTAAAGATGTGTCGGCAAGAATATGACAGATTAATGGAAACCAGTCCAACCATTCCTGATTCCATTGTGAATGAATTCACCAAAACATTCAAAGGAGTAGAAAACTCTGAACAACGTGAAAAGTTTGAAAAATTAAAGAAACCCGATATTTGTGATACAATTGTCAGTATTGATGATAAGCGAAAAAAATGGTATGAACTGAAAGAACAATCATTATCACACACTGCAAATATGACAAAGGAGTTAAAAATGATGGCAGAAAAGCATAAAGATGAATTTATTGTACAACAACAAGAAGAACTCAATACAATGAAATCACAGTTAGAAGAAAAAATACAAAAAGAACATGAACTCATTGTAGCAAGACGTAGAAAATCATTGGAAACTGATAAATTATTACATGAACAAGAAGAAGAAAGACAGAAACAACTCAAAGAGGAAATTAAACAACAAGATGAGATTAAAGCATATATTAGTGATTTTGAAGGGGTATATGAACGTAAACCAGAAGGGTGGGAAATAGCTCAACACGTAAAGAATAATATGCCACACATTCAAGAGTCGGTGGTTGATAATTTCTTGTTAGAATATAATGTATAATACATCATAGCATAGATATAATGTATTATGCGACAAGTGGATAA